AAAAAAAAAAAAAAAAAAAAAAGAAACAAACACAACTTATTCCAATTTACCGATGGCGGATAGGGGGTGTGGTAGACCTATAGATAGTAGGAAAATGTATTTCTCGCCACTGTTTTACCTATGCTCTCCATAACAAATTGTTACGGAGTTGTGAAAAATTAATTTGACAACTCGCAATACATTTATTATATTATATTATCGTCATTTTACAATCAAACGGAGTTTCTTATGACTAGTAAAACTCGTGGTGCAGGACTGAACATTCAGACCTACGTTGATCCTTGTACCGTGGCTAGCCTAGTAAAGTTACTTGCCAGCCGTGGCATTGGTTTCAATCGGACCTATTCGGGGCTCTTGAAAGCCCTAATGGAAGAAGTTCTTTCCGATGCTCGAATGGAACAATTCGATGAGTTTGTGGATCCTGAATCCGCCCTGGAGTACCTAGCCACATCAGGTTTTTCTATGAGCCAGGTGTCCGGCTGGAATGAAAAGCGGGTTTTGAATAGTATGAATCGGGCCTCGCTAGATGAGGCTCGACAAGAAACTATTGCCGAGAAAGAAACGATGACTATCGAGGACTCGAAACGAGCCGGAGAAATAGTCATGCGGCAACTGACCGGGGAAGCCACGGATGATGAGGTCCAATGGTACTTGGATTATCAGCGGCGAAATAAATTATGAAAAAGTTACTTGCATACTAGAAACAGTTATGTTATATTATGTTATGATCAATTTTTCAACATCACTAGTTCAATTCCGAACTAGTTTACACTAGGGGGGCAACATGCCCAGACAAAACGAAAACAATCACGCTGAAATAAAGTTCATCATCAAGCGTGGGGATGAAGTAAAAATACTTTGTCCGTTCCACCTGGAAACAACGGTGGATGCAAACGATGGAAAGTTGTATAGTATGAATCGGGCCTCGGTTGATATTGTCCAAGTATTATCGACTCAAGATGATGACTGGAAAAATATGTTTTGTGATAGTTGTGTTGCGGAAGGTTCGGAACACAAACACATGACAGTTGGGGATCTAGTAAAGAAACTACAGGATTACGACTCCGATGCACCTGTCGTAATTAATACTTCTTTTACTGATCCAATGTGGATGGCGCTAAAAGTAGTGGATTTCACACCTCATGATCCCACCCACCTAATGCTCGCCGTAGACGGTGACAAACCAGTAATGGAGTAGTAACAAAATGCCTAAAATAATACTGTCAGACGAAACGTTTGACGCACTGGAAAAATTAGGGGATGAATTTACTTCTACCCCAGACCAAGATCCTTTCATTCTGGATACTCCAGAAAAAGTCATTGGACACTTGTTGTTCATGGCATTAAGAAAGGAAGAAAACAACCGTTTTATGACGGTTGGAAAACTCAAACAAGAAATAAGTAATTACCCCGATGATTACAGGATCATGACTTCTCGGGATGTTGGCGAAGAACAAGTTGAATGGTTAGAAATAACCGGAATGTTTGATGCCAGCGATGAGGACTCGCGGATGGTTCTTCTTTATATAGATCCGATAGCGTCTATATTATAGTTCTAATAACCTAGGGCGGAACATTGCCCTAGGTTATTTTTTATTTACTAGGAGCTATTATGACCATGATAACAAAAACAACTCTCGACAGTGTTACTGTCGAGACGGTTAATATTCTCAGCGGAGAAACCGTCAGCCGAACCTTTTCGGTTCCTCCATTTAGGTTCATATCAGACTTCACGGCATGGAAAGGATGTGGAAAGCTAATCCAAGATGCTTTTCCATACCTTAGTAGCGCAGATCGTGAGTTCCTAATTTCTGGCCTTGACGAGCAGGCATGGGAAGAAAGCATGGGAGAACAGGAATGAAAAGACTTTATCTTAAAGATGCCCAAAAGATGGACCTAGATAGAAACACTAGCTGGGTTCGTCTTATAGAAATGAAACTCGAGGGATTAAGGAATCTTGGGATCATGGTTCAGTTCTTTAGGGACTGGGAAATATATGGTCTCCGAGAGGCACTCATATACCTCAAAGGGTATGAGGATAATGGAGAGGTTCCGCGAGGGACTTTCGAGGAGCTTAACAAAGTAGCCAAAAAGATAGAGGGACGGGAAAGGGGAATAGACTTATAATGTCTTCTATATTCTTTCTAAATGGGGAGGAGGTCTCCCTGAGGGTGGTGTCTAACGAAAACACATTGGATTTCTTCAATGGGCCTCTTTATACAGAAGATGGGGGCTTTAATTGGAACGCTAAGAAGATAGGATCATTAGAACTTAGTGAGCAGGATATAACAGATTTAATAGGACGGCTGGAACTGATGTTACCTTATGACACAAGAAACATGGTATGAGTGGCGGCTGACCCCTAGCGGCTGTCTCTCGGAATGGTGGGGGCTTTCCCTACGGCCCCCACTGTTCCAAACCTTACGGGGAGGTAAGGTATGGTAGATGAAAGACTTCTTCGAGACTTATCGTTTAGCCCTCCAAGAGTTTACAACCCTAAGAAGTACTGGAGCAGGGGTATGATAGAGTGGGACAGTACTAAGCCAGAAGAACTAGTCGGTCTCGAAATCGAAAGGGCCAGCCCTTTCATAACAGGCAATAGTAAGAATGATTACGCTTCAGATAGGAGTCTAAACCCCAGGAGCTGGGTTCATTTGCTCCGCAAAGATCGGGGCATCCTGCCTCGATTCAAAGTATCACACATCCCTTATAAAAGGAGGAGTTACGGATATGAACTATCCTGATAACTCGAGGGCGCTTAGCCAAGAAGATTGGCTTCAGCCGCCTGAGGAATACCCAGAGCTAGAGAATGAGTTCGGCATTATAGATGCTCGAGTGAACTGGATGGAAGAGTGGGGAAGCGATCCAGTCTTAGAAATCCTGGTCGAGAAAGTCTATGATCTTAAGGACTTTCGTTATGACCTGATTGACAGAGAGCGCTCGGCTTTGTACTTCGGGTATAGAGATGGGCAAGTTTCTTATTTTGTCCATGATAAGAATAATGAGAGAGGCTTCGGAGGAGCTACTTATATTCTGAACCCAGCAGAGCCAAACAGAAGGATTCCTTATGAAGTAAAGGGACCTTGGGCTTCTCGCTCCAGTGTGATGAACAACTTCTTTAAGCACTCACTGGAAGCTAGGCTAATAGATAACGAGGTAGGCTTCGAGAAAGGTTTTACATTTATGGCTGGTGCTGTGTCTATGCCAATGGCGCTTGAGGCATTAGATCATATTCACGTAAGTACCGGTGAGATCTACGCCCTGGCTTACCACTCCCTGTATGAGGATCTGTCAGAGCTGGAATACCAAATAGTCAAGATGGACACCTCCGGTGATGAGCCTGTTCCAGTGTTCAAAGGAAAAGTGCCAGAGGATTACATACTGATTGGGATCTTGAACCCTCTTAAAGAGGAAGAACAAGATGATGGGGACCGCTGGTATTCCGAGCTACAAGAGAACCAGGACTTCGCTCAGGATGATGAGCTCTCTAATGGAGGTCATGAAATATGAAAGGCTGGAAAAAGTACGAATTTGATTCTCTAGTAGACATAGCTAAGCATTTAGGGGTAAAACCAGAAACAGTACTTCATTGGTCTAGGCATGACCCTAACTGGCCTGTTGAGTTAGTGTTCCTTCATCCACAGAAAAGAATAGGAGAGAAGGTTCCTCTAGATTCTTATGTATTACCTAAAGGATCTATGAATAAGTTGGCTAGCTTAGGCTACCCAAAGTACGTGCACACTTTGGTGTATAAACTAAGAAAAGAGAATGAGGAACTCAAAGCTCTTTTAGATAAAGAAAAACGGAACTCTGATGGAAGAGCCTAGTAAATTCTATCATCATGAGCCTGTCAGCGAAGGGGCTATCACAGCCCTTCGCACCATTATTTCTCTGGCTGTAGATAATGGAATGATAGAGGAGGTTGACGCTGAAAGGGCACTTAAGATCCTCAGTACCAATCCTCATAATCGACTGACAGTCCTGGGCAAGCGTCTTGCTAGACTCCTAGACTTTGTAGAAGAAATCAAGAGTCTTGACAGTCGCACCGAGGTCATAGCCCAACAGGTTAAAGAAGAGTTCGAGGGACTTAAGACCATAATAGAATGGAACCCTAAATGGAGAGAAAAGAGGCCACAAGAATGATAGAGATACTTTCTAATATCTATGTCCTTATGTTGATAGCTCCTATCGTGTATGGAATCCTAGTCCTGATAATTAGAATATGGAGAACTGGAAAATGGTAACAGGCCTGGTTATAAAAGTTGATGGAAGCAGAGAAGACAAAGATTGGGAAGAGTTGCCTTCTTTAGAAGAGATGCAAAAGATAGTCGGGGGCTATATTGAAAGAGTTCTTGTAAACCCTCAGTACTTTTCTGATAAACTAAGAGAGCAACTGCCAGCGGCCAAGCACGAGATGATAGTTAACGAAGATGGAAGAGCTCTAAACCTGCGTTACAATAGTCCTCTCAGACAGATGACCGGGTACGTTATGTATGGAGATGTTCTAATCTTTAATGGAACTCCTATGGAGGATGACCCTAATGGTTAGAAGAAAGAAAGAGCCCTCTCGTGCTCAGGCTTGGGCATCTGCACGTAACAGAGCTAAAGGCCAAATCGGATTTATGATGGGGACTATTAAGTCTATAAGGAGCCTTAATATATTATCTGAAAAAGAGAAGAGCCAGTTGCAAACTGTCAGGCGTATTCTTTCCAGTGTAAGAGATGGCTGGGAGGATCAGAGCTCTACCAGCCGTCAAAACTACTTAGACACCTGGGACTAGCTTTGAAAAATATTTTCACATCTTGTGCATTTTTTTCTTGACAAGTGGGATAACTATGTTTACATTATATTATAATAAATTTTTGAAAGCGAAAGCTCATGACAAAATACTTTAAGTACCAAGCAGTAAACATAAAGAGAACTCCTGATTCCCACGAGGAGTCTGGGATAGCGAAGTATGAGTGGCAAGAAACAAAACATGGTGAGATACCGAAAGCTGACATTACTATGTTCGACCTCGCAGGCCGCAGCATTAAAGTTTGCAACGGCTTTTCATTTAGAGCAACTCCCCTGAAAGGAGATCTTAGCTGATGAAGTCCTCGAAGATAGGAAGTCTTTTCTTTAAGGATTTCTACGAAATCTTGAAATTGTTAAGGGATAAGACAAGAACGCCTTGTCTTGGGAGGAATTTAACAATGAAGAGATTAAAGAAAGCTCGTAGTTACTGGGGAGTGGCTATAGAACTTTCTGCTTTCTATCTTCGTAACAATTTGTTACAGAGTTTTTCAATTAACCTTTTAACTGGGAGATAATCCAGTGACTGAAGAAACGCAACTTCCGGCAGGCGTAGTTAGTATCGAAGTTAAGAGTCCTAAGACAGATCGTTCGGTTTCCTTTGAGCGTGACTTCGGGGACACTCTAGAGAAGGCCGCCGAGATGTTCGGCTCTGAAGTAGTCCACAGTATCTTCGTGGCCCAGGCCGTCATTCGCGCTCAAGGTGCAGCTCGCACAACCCTGGACAATGGGGATAACTCCTCTGAGCAGGCTGTCGAGTCCGGTCAGTCTTACACCCCTGGAGTAGCTCGCCGCGGTGGTGGTAAGAAGAAGGCCGATCCATTCGATCAGTTGGCCGAGAAGGTCAAGAGTGGAGAGATAAGCCAGGAAGATCTGTTGGCCGAACTCCAGAAACGGATGGCAGGATAGTCCTCCCCAGGACTATGTGGAGGGCCGCTTACACAGGGCCCTCTGCATTATTCTTATGGCAACCTTAGTCAACATAGATGAGCATGATACCTGGAAAGTTCAGGATGCTACGAAACTCCAGGCATACATGAACTGTCCTCGTAGATACTTCTTTGAGTATGTGCTTGGCTGGCGCTCCGAGATTCCTAATAATCATTTGGAGTTCGGAACTGCTTGGCACATGGCTATGGAAGTCTTTTATGAGAAGGGCGTCTCATTAGAGAGTGCCGCTGAAGGCTACAAAAAATTCGAGGAGTACTACCGTGAGCAATTTGACGAGACTTGGGACGAAGGAAACGCTCCGAAGAACCCAGGTAATGCGTTGAGAGCTCTCGCTCAGTATGTCCAAACCTATCAAGATGTTGACGACTTTGAAGTCCTGCATATTGAGGTCGCAGGGAGCGTAGCAATAGCTCCAGATAAGCCCATATATTTCAAGACCGATACTATATGTCGAGACGGCTCTGGCGTCTTTTCCCTCGAGCATAAGACTGGAAGTTACTTTAATACGAAGTGGGCTGCACAGTGGAGACAGAAGATGCAGGTCTCTGTTTACAGCCACGTTCTCTTCTGTTTATTCGAACCGGAAGAGGTCTACGGCGTGAAGATCAATGGGGTCTTCTTCGCTAATGCTCCTCGCGTTAAAGCTAACGGAGAGCCTTATGCAAACTCTCGAGATAACGAGTTCCACCGGGTTCCCGTTAGAAAGAACCTAGCTGCAATGCAAGCTTGGCTAGTTGAAGTCACTCGCTGGTATGATATGATACAGGATGACTTCAACCGCCTGGCTAGTGCCAAAGAAGAGGACGAGGTCCTAGAGGCTTTTCCTCGTAATACTGAGTCATGTACCCAGTATGGGCCTTGTCCTTTTCTTGACTATTGCAGTGTCTGGAACAATCCACTTCAGTATGCTGACAGCCCTCCGATAGGCTATCACGTTGAGCACTGGGATCCTCGTAAGATACCTGGTGTAAGGGAGACAGTAGAGCTATGAATGATGAACTTTATACTCAGAATGATGTATTGCTTAAGATATTCGATGCAATAAATCAACTATCCTTAGCTGTTAATGAGGCTGCTGTAACAATTTCTGATAGCTTGGATGAGGTAGAAGAAAGACTTAAAAGGATCAATGACTCTATCGAAGCTCACACAGAAGAGACTCGAATGATAGACACTAAGAATAGGACTAGAAACTAATGGCTAAGCGAAACTCTGTGACTATGTTAGCTGAGTCAGTAGAAGTCTCTAAAGGAATTGATGGTCTAGATATGGTCTTAATAAAGATAAAAAATCCATCTGAGGATGATCTTATAAGACTTATATCAGAGTGCAGTAGCATCCTTGAATGGAGACGTAATAGAAGTGAGTTACCAGAAGGAGCCAAGGAATGACTGAGAGTCCTAAGTTCCTCAAAGTCCAAGAGCGTGCGCTCAAGACCCGTGAACGATATGCAGAAAGTGCCAGTCAGTTCTCTAACTTCCTGGTCTACGGAGACTTTGGAACAGGTAAGACTCAGCTTATATCTACCTGTCCTAAGCCTATATTCATAGACTCTTTTGATCCAGGCGGAACTAAGACAGCCGCGCTTCAGCCTCTCATTGATAAGGGAGACATAATAGTTGATAACCGCTGGGAAGGAGACTCGTGGAAAGACCCTTACGCATTTGCTGAGTGGGAAAAGGAGATGCAAGACCGTCAGCGCGATGGCCTCTTTGACCATATTGGTACTTATGCTTTGGACTCCATCACTAAGTGGAGCGATAGTTTAATGTATGAGATCCTTCGCCGAGGGTCTGGAGGAAAGACTCGCAAGGGTTCCAATCCCCAGCTTCAGGATTATCTCGTTCAGCAACTCACAGCTGTAGACTGGCTAGGAGTTCTGATGGGCTATCCCTGCCATGTGTTTGTAACTGGACACATAGGTCTAATGAAGGATGATGTTAGCGGTAAGATGGAAACTGGGCTCCTGATGTATGGGAAGCTCAGCGAGAAAGTCCCTCTCGTCTTTGATGAGAAGTATGTGACGAGAGTCAAGTCGAGCTCTTCAGGTGTATCTTACGAACTCCTAACCCGCAATGACGGTTACTACAAAGCCGAAACAAGAATGGGTGGAGGAAAGTTTGACCCTGCAGAGACTCCTAACATCAAAGCCCTGCTTAGAAAAGCAGGCAGGCCGACAGATGACAGGCCTTCTATCTCTTAACCCTTTCGGCGTAGCCGTATGGATTAGTCAAGATCCTCATTTTTCTAATACTAATGCTAATGCTAATGCTAACTCTAACATGGAGAAAACTCCGATGAGCCTTTTAGGATTAAACCTTGATGATCGTGAAGAACTGAAAGTCCTGCCCGACAACCAGGAAGCAATGCTTCGAGTCAGCCGCGCCGATGTTACGCCGAACAGGAATGACGCCTCGCGGAACAACCTGGCCCTGGTCTTCGATTGTCCTGAGGATCCCCTCGTAGATGATATTCGAGTCTGGCTTCCGATTCCGAACGAAGATCTCAAGGCTGAAGACCCCAAGCGTTACACCAAGCAGCTCAACAGGATTGCCGGTTTCCTGGACGCAGTAGGTGTGAGCGGAGACAACCTGGACACTGATGACCTGCTCGGCAAAGAGTGCTGGGCACTGATCTCCGAGGACGAGTTCGATGGATCTCCTCAAAACGGAGTACGGCGCTTCATTGTCCGTAAGTAATTTAACATAAGATTTGAAATGGGAGGCGCGCTTTCATAGGCGTCTCTCTTTTTACTTACTCGTTTATGAAAGTTAACTTATGAGACTAACATTTGAAATTGAAGAAGAGGAACATAAGATACTTTGTAAGTACATACCACATGGTATGAGGAAGTACGCTTACCAAGCTCTTATAAAAGGCTTTACTAAAGAGTTATCGCAAGACCCCGGTCCTACTATGGAAGCTCTTCTAGGCCAGCGGATAAGGGCTGCTGACCTAGTGCAAAAGGGCGATGACACAACTCCCTAACAATTTGTTACGGAGAAGGAGCAGGCATGGCTGATCTTAAAAGCGAACAGTTTGGGATACTTCAAATGGACAGTACCAAACTGCTTGAACATATAATGGCTGTTCGGACGAGACGCAGGGATCGTTCTAAACCAGCAACTCCCAAAAGAGTAGCTAAGAAGAAGAACCCTCTAGGTAAAGTCTCTGATGAACAGATACGTAAACTACTGGAGATGACTAGTGAGTGACGTAGAGCTACTAAACATAGACCTACCTGATATAGACTTCGGGGATCGAGCTAGAAAGAATTATAAAGACTTGGATCTTTTGGCTAAAGACTTCAAAGAGAAAGGCGTAATTTCTCCTATTGCTGTTAAGCGCACATCAGAAGGCGAGAAACCTTTTCTTCTTCTAGCCGGTGGTCGCAGGTATTCTGCGGCTGTGTTTGGAGACTTTTCTTCTATTCCTGCCAGAGTCTACCCAGAAGACTTAAGTGAGCTAGACTATCGAGAGATAGAACTAATGGAAAACGTATCTCGGGCGGACTTAGATTGGAAGGAAGAAGTCTGGCTAACTGAGGAAATCCATCGCCTGAAGGTTGAGCAACATGGAGAAGCGGCAGGTCCAAGCGAAGGACACTCAGCCGCCGACACTGCTGACCTGATGGGAAAGAGTCCTATGAGTGTATCTCGAGACCGCCAGCTGGCCGCAGGCCTGGAGAAACATGGTGAAGTACTTGAGGATGCAAAGAACAGAAGCGAAGCTCTGCGGACTCTTAAACGACTAGAAAGAAAAGAACAAGAAGCAGTTGTATCTAAGAACATCCAGGCGGAAGTGCTAAAGGACCAAGGAGAATCTCTTAAGGGCGCTTTGGTAAACAGCTACATCCTCGGCGATTTCTTTGAGGGAATAAAAGGAGTTCCAGACTCTGCTGTCCATGCAGTTGAGATTGACCCTCCTTATGCTATAGACTTAAAGAACATCAAGTACGGTAAGAGGGACGATCTTGAAACTTACAATGAAGTAGATGAGAAGGACTACCCGGAGT